AAGGATTCTCTATATTTCTGTAGTAGGTCCATTATCCTTGTCTTGTATAAGTTTTCTTATAATTTTTACTTGACTTCAGCTTAGAGGTCTTACTCTTAGCATGAACACCTGGTCTCTTTACCTTAGGCTTTCTGCAGAATGATATGCTACTCTGCTTCTGTGCCATTATCCTCAGTTACTACAGGCTCAGGTATTGGTCCTTTGACTGCTTTATACTTAATTACTTTAGGCTCAGATACTGTTGGCTCTTCAAACATATAGCCTAATCCTATAGACTCACAAAAAGTATAATTCTCAGTTGAGACATTTACATTATTACCTTTGTGAGATACTTTTACTCCAATAAATTCATCTTTAATTTTCATCTCTTAGTTGTTTTAAATCGTTTTTAATCTCTTGTATCCAATAGTGAGCAGAGGTGACAGGTATTTTAAAATATTCTGCCATTGCTCTAGCTGTACTGTATCCTTTGTCAAAATAAGTCTGAAACACTATCAGCTTAATTCTATCTGTTATCCTCCCTCTATAAGTCTCTATCACTGCCATGTTGTTCTGATACTGCATATCTTCTCTAATCTTATCCCATAGATCAGTATCATCATCCATCACTATTGGCATTGTACTATCAGTAGCTGTCACTCTCTCTTGCCTATTAGTTAGTGATGTACTCCATAGAATCTGCATCTTAATAGTGTTCAATAGATATGCTTTCACCTTACCAGGATCAGTCACCTCTATATCTATATTACATAAATATAAAAAAGAGTTATTTATTACAGCATCAGCTGAAATAGTAGACTTCATTCTTACTAGAAAATAGTTAGTATATTTCCTTATCTCTTTGTAGTGAGCTGATATGTAGTTGTCAAGTATAGGTCTCATACCATTGCTTGAAATCCTTAAGCCATATCTTTCTCCTCACACTACCACAAAAGCATTCTTTGTCAGGAGTACCTGTCAGTCTTATCTTAATAGGCTTGAGTTTTATTAGATTAATCTTATAAGACTGTTCTTTCTCAGGCAGATTGAATACCTGTTGTATTATTACTTGCTCAGCTTCAGTAAACATTCCTGTAATATAAACGACAATAGAGCTACAATAGTTGCTTCAATAAAGGACCAGGTGCAGATTAATGTTAGCCAAAAAGATACACATTTAATACAGCTAGCAGATGAATGTAGATATAGTGATAGATTGCTAAACTTAATTTTCCTAAAGATTGAGTCAATCAGTAGCTGTAATGGCTCAAAGTTTACTATAAACCATGATACTGCAATGTAGGTTAGTATATTCATCTGCCAAAAATAACAAAGGCAGCCATAAGACTGCCATAAAGTTATTAATTATTTAGATAATTTTTCCACCATTTGAGATAGAACTGCTCATTGACAGCCTTACCATTGGTGAATCTCCAAATACTACAGTAAGAGACTCCGATATCCTCAGCATAATGACTGAGCTTATATCTTTGGGTGAGCTTAGACTTGGTCTCTTTAATCATAAAGTCCTTTAGGCTCTGCCCTTTAGAAAGGGAGATCATCTGCAGGATTATCAGGTACATGAGCAGGAGCTACTGCAGCTGCAGTTAATAGCTCAATCTTCCATAGCTCTAATGAGTTGAAATGTTTATCCTGCCACTCTCTACCTCTCAGATTGAATGATGCCTCCACCTCTTCACCTACTTTGTAGCCATCTAGTAGAGCTGTTTTATCTCCTGTAGCTTGCAAGCTGATGTGTTGGGGATATTTGCCATCCTCTACTGTTATTACTACTTCTCTCTTAGAGAACTTCTCAGTCACCTGTACGGTATCACCTATCACTTTGATAAGTCCTTTTACTTTGTAATCATTCATATTATAGTTGTTATTAAATTATACATACCTAGTATTATCAATCCATAAATTATCAGCATCAGGATTATTGCCATTGTTTTTTCTGTCATAATACTTTAGTAGGGAATGGATTAGGATTGTACTCACCATACTGCAGTAGTGCTAACTGTTCTGCATACTCCTGAGCTTTCTTAGCTGCAAATTTACAGCTGATGCCAGGATTGTTTTGAATTAGTGCTTGCATAGCTGCTATCATGGCAGCCTCATAGAATTTATCTCTCATCTTATTTATTATTTAATTGATTAATATACTTTACATAATACTCAGTGCAGTGATGCAGTCTTACCTTTATCTCCTCCTCAAGCTCCAGGTCTCTCTCAAATAGTAGAGTAGTGATTCTCTTCTCAGGAGCTATGTGATCTACCTGATGGAGTGATAAGTTCTCCCATTCGTTGAGTAGAGATGGATGAGTAGAGACCATGCAATAGCATAGAGTAGCATAGTTCTTATCATATAACATCATGTAAGCTCTTAGCTGCCATTCGTACAGTTTATTTATACCCTCTTCTGAGGTGGCAGGGAATGTCTCTAAGGACCATGAGGTCTTAATGTCTATGATTTGGTCATCTAGTACTATATCAGCCTCTCCTGTGAGCCATTCGTTGTTTAGTCTCTCAGTGTTCTTTACCATGCTAGTGAATGATACAGTATTGAGTAGAGCTATAGAATCATTCTCCTGTAGATTGCCCTTATTAATGTACTTATTATTTAGATCTACATTGTAACCGTAGAAATCTTGTTTAGCTACAGCTCTAATGTAGGTCTTAGTAGTTTCAGATAGCACCTCAGACTTAGTCCGAGATTCTATCATTAGTTTTCCGAGTGAAGATGGATGCCATTTCATAATAACATAAGTGCTTTAAGTTGTAAATCTGTAAGCTCAAATGTCTCTCTTAGCTTAGGGATAGTAAACTTACCATCTTGAATAGATACAAGTGCCTCCTCAAATCTCTCCTTAGATAGTCCAGGCTTAGCTGCTTTCACAGGTACACTAGCTAGATTTGCATCATCATCTACTGACTGCAAGCATAAGATACTGCTCAGAGTATATCTACGGTAGTAAGTTACTGCAGATCCTACTTGCTGAGGATTCAATCCTGCAGGTAGTTCCATACATGACTCTATAGACTCATTAGAATCTATACAGATTATCTGAGTGCATACACTATTGCCTTGAATAGGCTGTAATAATAGTAAACCATTCTCTAATAGAATAGGCTCTACTGCCTCAGTGATTGCATTGATATCACTGTAGGACTTTTTAAAGTGGGGATTGGTAGCATTCTTAGCTACTTTGCCGATTGACTGCTTAGCTTTGTGTAGCTTCTGATGCAGAGTTAGTACAGGTGCTGGTACTACAGCTTTTGTTTTTGTTTCCATGTGTATAAATTTAAATTATTTCAACAAAGATAATCAATTATTTTATATCTGCAAGGAATTTTAAATAAAATATCATAAATTCATCAAAATTTCTAGCAATAAAGTATGTACCTCCTGCAGCTTCTACTGATTCCTGATACCTCTTCTGCACTTCTGACTGCTTATCCTTACCATACTTCACCTCAATCTTCACTGATCTACCTCTAATGGTGGCAGATATATCAGCAGAGCCTTTTGTACCTGTGCTAGGAGTATAAGTGCCTTTGAGCTGTCTAGTATTCTCACCTACCTGTATCTTTTTACCCTCTCTATATACTCCCATTGTATTAATCCTCTCAGCTTGAAAGCCTGAATAGGTTAGAAAGTGAATGATACATTTAGTAAGAGCATTGGCTGAGTTATCATTCCAATCGGATGCTGTTATGTATGGCATGGTAGGGTGCTTAAGTGTGAGGTAGTTAATCTCTAAGGCTTTGAGTAGTTGCTTGTTTTCTTTGTTCATGTTAATTATAATTTACTGTATCCCAAATATCAGGATCTCTTTGTGACTTAATCTCAAACCACCTAGCACCATTGCTAGATCCATCTATATACTCCTTACCATTATATTCTGCATACTTCTTACACCATTTATTAAATGTTCTGTTAGTCAGGTACTTTTTATGGTCAGTGTATTCAGCTATAAAGTTCTCAAACATTGACACCTTATTCAATCTTTGGTCAAATCCTAAATTCTTATTATCTACCCATTCAATAAAGTCTTGAGATGTCTCATTGATAAACTTTCTTAGCTCTAGATTCTTAGCCTCAGATTCTACTAGACCATTCTCTAGATAATAATTCAAGCAGTTAATCATGTAATGGTCAAACCTTGCCCATTCCTGCTCATCCCAATCCTCAAATAGCATATAGCCAAATTCATCAAATGGAGTATGATGTGTGCCAAAGTAACTACTCAGCTCCACCTCAAACATCCTCCTCTTAAATGAGCCACCATCTGCTTTGATAGTGTAGTTAGTAGAGATTAATACTTTAGGTGAGTCTTTTACAGGTAGTTTAATTGCATCTCTACCTTTGTATTCAATAGTAAGTCCCTCAGTAATTATACTAAATAAGCTCTCAAAATTAAAGTTCTTTCTTACATCATCAAATGCTAGGACCTGGCAGTCAGAAGAGACAGTCTGATAGGGAAATGATTTATTTGAGTCAAAGGTCTTACCATCAATGGTGCTAACTTTTTTCATGTATCCAATAGCATTAATCAGAATCCCTTTGCCACTACCTCCATTAGGATTATCTGAGATAGTTTCATCATTTAGAATTATTGCTTTGTTATTAGCAGATGTCTTATAAGAATGTAGCATATAACCTATTACACTCTTCATAGTATCATATCTCTCTACCTCCTGCCCTGATATAAACCAAATGAAGCTCCTAAACATTGACTCATGGTGATCAGCATCTATTAAATCTCTATCTATTATCTGATTATTCCAAACATATCCCTTTAACTCTGAGTATTCATATATCTCATGGTGCTTAGCAAATACTTTTACAGCTGCATTCTTATAGTAAATCATACCGTAATCAATACCATCCCTTTCCATCTCTACATTAGCAGTATCTATCATGCTGAGGTATTGAGGAGTAAAGAGTTTAGACTTCTCAGCTACAGCATCAAATACAGGTATCCGATTTGATTGCACCAGGTACTCCATCACTCTATCCTTTATCTGAAACTCAGAGACATGATTAATAAAGTTCTCATTCTTAGTTATAAATACAAAGGTCTTAGTGTTAGCTACAGGATAGTACTTATAGTACTGTAGATTCTCTAGAAATAGCTTAAATCGGTATGGTATTATTAATACATCACCTTTAAAATCATATTTCCAAAACTCATCTACTTTAATTACCTCTTTAATAGTTTGAATCTCTGACTCAATATTCTCTTTATTGTACTCTTTAAACTCCTCTAAGATGACAGCATCAGACTTACCACTCAACACAAAGTTAATGAGCTTATCTTTTTTATCCTTATCCTCAAATTGCTTAGTATTAAAGTTAGCAGTCTTTTTATAGGCAGAATTTATCAGAGCTAGTATCTCTACAGATCCAAAATCTTTCTGCTCAAATCCTTTTAAATAATCTTGACAGGTATTTTTATCCACTCCAAAATCATTGAATGCTGCAGCTAATTTGTAAAGTGAGGAGTTTCTATTTTGTGAATTATACTTCTTTTTAAACCAAGTCATTAGCTTATTAGCTATCTCATCAGTATCTAAGACCTTAATATTAGTAATACTACCCACCTCACTAGTCTCAAATGGGATAACATCATAATCAATTATATAATTCTCAGCATCTAAATTAACATAGATATCAGGATCATAAGATTCAAAGCAAGCTCTTGCAATATCCTTACCTGATTCATCTACTCCATTGAATACTGCAGATATCTGCTTAAAATACTCTTTATATTCTTTGTCATCCTGTACTATTGGTATTTTGACTAGAGCTTTTACTCCATTACCTGATGGTGATGTCCAGCAGGAGAAGATAGATTTGTGAGCTTTAAGTTCTACAATCAGAGCAGGTATATCCTGCACCTCATCAAAGTCTAAAGTCAGTAATCCTGATGCCTTTCTTAGAGATGCATTATTCCTCTTACTGAAATCACCTCCAAAGGTAACAACAGGTAGTTGCATCTTAATAGATTTCCTTTCCTCTTTATCAGTAGAGAATCTTAGGTCCTTACATAACTGCTCAGACTTGCCATTCTTAATCCTATCTAGATAGAATCCTACATCCTTATTCTGATAAGGTGATACATCCTTAATTGATTTGTAAAAAGTTACTTTCATAAGTATAAATAAAGGTGAGAGTCCCTGCTTAACACAACCGCCAGGAGGAATTGCAGGGATTTATACTCTCTAATGTTTTTTATCATGGCGATTATGTTGTTTGCAAATGTAATAAATTAATTTATAATTGATACTAAAGTGCAAAAATAAATTATTTGTGCTGTTTTGTGCTATTATTTGTGCTGTATAAACTCCTATTGTTATTAGGCTGTAGAAGATTAGAACGAAAAAACACTTTTTTTTTGTAAAAACTGTTCACCCCCCAATATGAAAATAAATTTTTTTTTATTAAAAATATATTGTAAATAAAAATATATATATTATAGAGTATAGGGATGTGAATTGTACTTTCGTTCTAATTATCTACAAGTCAATATCAGTAAGGGAATTATACAGCACAAAAAAAGCTCCTAAGAGCTTTAAATTATTTCAGCTAGTTCTTTAGCTGTCATATATTCTTTAAATTGATTAATCTTATCATACTCCCATGGCATCTGTATCCTCACATTGATGTAGTTAAAGTTTTCTATAGCAGATACTTTGTACTTATCCTCATAATCATTATTAATAGCAGCTTGCACTAATGGCTCTATCTCATGGAGATATACTTTATCCTGCATCCTGGTCCATCTTCTATGCATTCTGATACCATGAATAACAGTAGCATGATGTCTATTCAGCATCTTACCTATTTGAGTAAGTGATACCTTACATTTGTTTAGCCTGTACATTACATAGTATCTCTTATAGACATAGGCTCTATTTCTGCAGTCAGTATCTAGCTGATACTTTGCAATCTGTCCTATTAAAAAATTTATTTCTTTCATAATAACTTAGTTTGTGTTACTGACTTAAATAGATCAGACTGAGATTCTAATACTCCTGTAGCATTAATGAAATCTATCTCTACCTTAGCAGATTGGATTAGAGTTCCTGCAAGCTGAGATATTGCCTTAGCTTTATCCACCTCTACATTTACCTGGTCTGTTGTTAATGTTTCATCACTCAGTCTCTCAAGAGCCATGAAGATGTGATCTCTTAAATCACTTAGTTTGTTGTGTGCCATTTTTATTTATTTTTTTTATTAGTTTACATTTTAATCTCATTACCTGCTGAAGCTCTTTAGGCAATCTATGGATAGTATTTCTAGCCATATTTTCTTTCTTAGTTATCATTAGCAGATTAGCAATATCATTATTCAGATAATTACCATCTTTATACACTACTACCATCCCCTTAGGAATTGGTCCATTATGCATCTCCCAAGTATATCTATTGAGCAGCTGCCACTTACAATCTGCCAGCTTAATATACTGATACATCTTCCCTCCTGTGTCCTTTCTCTGATGGATAGTACCTATAGGCTGAGTGTTAGGAGGTACAGTACCTTTTTTAAACATAGTATGAGCCACTTTCTGATATACTTCTGTGGACATTTTTTGTCCTTTGTTAGCAGAAGCATGACCTTTCTGAAATTGAGTAGCTTTACCACCTAGATATCCTGGAGGGAATTGTGTAGACCTTAAGTATACAGGATCTTTCTTAATACCCATAGCCCATGCTCTTCTGTACACTGATTTCTCACTAAGTCCTAAGTCATCTGCTATCTTTTTAGTAGGCTCAAATGGATATCTTTCTCTTATGATGTCATTCATACCTCTTCAATTAGCATTATTAAGTCATCATTCTTTTGTATGAGCTGCTTAACATGATCAGCATCATATGCCTCTACTATCCTGGTCACTAACTTTACAGGACCATTCCAATAGTCAAAGGTCTTATACACTACTTTATATCTCTTCATTGGTATCATTTTTAATTGGCACATCTAAGCCATACATTAAGTCAAACATTCTAAAATCTCTATTAGCATTCCTCTTACTACCCTCATAATTCTGAAAGTACCACTCTCTGAATCGTAGGTATTTTTGGTGAGTATAATCACCATTAGCTATAGCATCCTGGACCTCAATAGCTAGCTGTGTGAACTCAGTCATTGGATTTATTATTTATGACTTGTAAATACCTGAGGTAAAGAGGCAGATTAAATCCACCTCGTATCTCTTCTGCTGTTCTCCTGCTAGTCCAAAACTTTATAATTGCGTTGATTGTCATAGCTTAGATTTAAGTAGGTTAAGTTCTACCTCATCTAGAACATACATAGACATATATTCGTCATCAGTCTCTGATGCATTGTAGGTAAATGGCTCAATAGTACCTGCTATGTATACATCACTATCATAGTCAGTAGTCCAATTAGAAAAATAAGTATTGTCTCTTTTGTATAGGTCTATAAAGTTCATAATATAAGTTCTAAAAAAGTGAATAAAAATAAGATTGATAGTATTACAGTTGTAACAATAAGCATAGCTATAGCAAATGCTTTCTGCTCTTCTCCTACAGGAGTAAAATAATTAATTAGTTTTTTCATTGATTTTTTCTATTAGGTTTAAAATTGTAATCTTTTTAGCAACAGCTCTTTCAGTAGCTAGATCAGCTGATCCAAAAGCCTCTTGTAATTCACTAGCCTCTTCTGCAAGCATAACATACTCAGCTAGAATGATTGTCATAATTTGTTCTTTGTCCATGTGTAAAAGTTTTAATTGTTGATAACTATACGCCAAAGATAGTATAAAGTTTTATAACTGCAATAAAAAAGTGTAATTTATATTCATTCTAAATAAGGATAGGTACAATTTGTACCCATCCTCTAAAGGTAAAACATATAATAAAGGTAATTTTTACCTAATAAAGTAATAAAGTAAGGGTAAAACATATAACTGAGGTCGCAATTTGCGAGGACAAATCTAAAGTATTACTTTAGAATTACATGATAATCGGAATTATCCTATTATGTAAAGCATATCTTACACAAAAAAAAAGCAGCTGCGTGCTGGGGAGCTTACAACTGCTTTCTACACTATGGAACTATGCAAAGTTAGTGTTTATATTTGAATTTCAAAAATTCTGTGTAAGTTTTATTATTTATTTTAAAATGTTTTTTACAATCATTACACAGCATCCAATAATGGATAGTACCTGCTGCAGTTACTACCTGCTTATTATGTCTCACATTATAGTTAGTACATTCAGGACAGCAGAACTTCTCATCTCCCTCCATTACAG